AATCAAATAATAAATAATCAGTAGGGTTTACTTTAATCCACTTATTTAAAATCTTCAATAATTCGGGTGGAATTGGTATTTCTTGCCGTTGGTAAGTCTTCGCAGTTTTATAAGAATTAAAAACCATAGTTTTTTTATCAATGTAATTATCATTTTCCCTATCAATATCACGGATTTTAAAATCCACGTAATCTTTTGACCTTCTAGGAGGAATGAATATTCCAGATAGGACACATAGGATGATATAATTCTGTATATCTTGGAGATCGGACATTGATAAGGTCTTTTTTTTATATAAAATATTTACATTGGTTGTCATGTCACTAAATATATCACTAATTTCAGATTTCTCTAACCATGAATCAGATTGTTTTTCACTTTTAATCTGTTTAGATTCATCCGCTCTATACTCTTCAATGTCTTTCAACATCTGGTCACGATATCTTTTATTATCAGTGATAACCACTAGAGACGCTAGTATAGTCTTGCGTTTACGTGGTTCTAGGTCTTTCAGATAACTAATAATTGGTGCTGTCTTCTCAAAATTTTTTAAATCTATATCAGTTGATTTAAAAACATTTTTATATAAATTTTTAAGAATACTGTTATATGTGTTTACACTAGAATCTGAAATATTAGGTTTTAATTTTATAATTTCATCTTTGATAATATTTTTATCACTCATTAATTATATATTAATATTAATCTTTAAATATAAATATTCCAATATTCCAAAAATAATTGATTTTTACAAACTTATCTATATATTTTATTTTATTATACTAAGTTTCAAAAACCCCTTTAAAATTGGAATATTGGAATATTGGAATAATATATTTTATGATTAGTCAGAATCAGATTCAGAATCAGATTTAGGTTTAATTACTTTACGTTGTCCCGTTTTAGTCGTTCTTGGTATATTCTTTAAAAATTCATCTAAATTATAATAATCTAGAAATCCCTTTCTATATTTTTTATTCCTGTCACATTTACCACCAGTAATAATTAATGGTCTTAACTTCACTGATACAGCATCATTAAAAATAGCATTCAATTCATCTTTATCAAGGTCTCCAGCCCATTCATTCATAATAGCAGTCTTTTCACGCTTAGACCCGCCTAAATCTAATAATATTAAATACGTGCTATTCTTCCTCACGAACTTAGGTATATCATAATATGACTGACTCAAAAAACAAACACTTGTGTTTTTCTTTCGTGCTCTCATATAATATTCCTCTACAGAACCTAAGTTTTTTGACAATACTAAATCATCCCAACATACCAGATGATTATATTTTTTATCCATATCATCTAATTTAGGGGTATTATGCATACCTTCTTTCACTTGAATCTGTTCAAATTCACCGCTTAAATAATTGTATAATGGTTCATCCTTATTACGTGTAACAATTGTAATGTCTGCGAATGTTCCTTTACCTTGACTAAATACTTTAATTAAATTTAATAAGAAATTAGTCTTACCTGATCCACTAGGTGCGACGATACACATGCGAAATGGTAAATCAAAATCGTGAAGGTGTTTATTTGGGTTGTCTACTTCTTCTAAATATTTTTTAGGGACATGTTCATAGAAATTCATGATTTGTCCATTATCTGAAACTTTCTTCCTTGGGGGCATTATTTATATATAATAATTATGTTTTTATATATTGTTAATAATAACAACATATAATAAAAAGTATTAAAAAAGTTTAATATATATGATTAAAAATTAGAATTGATTATTAAAAACCCATCAATATATTATTACTAGAAGAACCTACATAATAATAGAAACGTTGTGATACTCCAGATGCCATTACATATGGGGCAGAACCAGTCGCAGAACCCGCAGGATAAAAAGTATATGTTGCTGGTGCTGTCAATGTTATATTACCAGGTGATTGATTTTTAACATTAATTATTTGACCTACTACTCCAGTTGGAAAAAGGACTCCAGTGCAATTTAGATTTGCTACAACAAAAAATTCACGATTTATAGATGTTGGAACAGTATATACACCTGCAGTAGGGTAAGTATCAAAAATATCAGTATTACCTGATTGGACTAACCCACCGTATGTTATTTTACCATATATTGTTGTAGGTATTGTTGATGAACCAATAGACACAGATGTAGATCCTGAAACTCCTAAATAAACATTTCCCGCATTAGTTGAATTTAAATTTATATCTCCTGCTGCGGCTAAAGTTATATCATTATTAACATAGGTGGTTAATGTCATAGGTGCGGTTGTAACGTTAGCACACTCTATATTAATTGTTGTGCCATACAAAGTTAATGGTCCACCTCCTCCTCCTGATGCTCCACGTGACCCAACATTTACACCTCCAGTGTTTGCGTTAACTGCAGCATTTCCGATATTAATTGCTGATGTTCTTGTTCCTGTTCCGATACTTAATATAGCTCCTGTTTGTGTCGCACCTATTGCCAATGCACTGCTTGCAGTTATTGGTTCAATATAAGGTGTTTTTGTTCCTGTTGAGGATGTAAATAATCCTGCTGATGTCATTGTGCCTGTTGATGTTGTTGTTATATTTCCACTTGTTGTTATTAAACCACTTGATGATAAACCACTTGATGCGGTAATTGTTCCTGCTGATGTTATTGTGCCTGTTGATGTTGTTGTTATATTTCCACTTGTTGTTATTAAACCACTTGATGATAAACCACTTGTTGCGGTAATTGTTCCTGCTGATGTTATTGTGCCTGATCCTGTTGTTGTTATATTTCCACTTGTTGTTATTAAACCACTTGATGATAAACCACTTGTTGCGGTAATTGTTCCTGTGCACGTTGAAGTTCCTTTAATATTTGTTGTAGCTGATGAACTACCAATATTAATTACACCAGTTGTGGCGGTGCTTGTATTAATATTAACTATTCCAGTCCCTGATACTGCAGAAATAGGACCAATATTAATAGGGGCAGCAGAACCAACACCTCCACCGATGTTAATAGCACCTCCATTTCCTGTTGTAGCTCTTACACCTGTCCCAATGTTCAATACACCACTGGTTTGTGAATTTCCTAATGCTAAATTTCCTGTATCTGATGCCGATGCATTATTAATTGTATTATTTGTGCAATCAATATTACCTGCATGAACAGAAACACCTGTTGATGTTCCAGTAGGACCTAAACGAATAGTTCCTCCTGATACTTGATTAGTTCCAATTTCAAAATATGAACCAGATGCTGGTGATGTATAATCTATTGATCCAGCTATTAGCGAAGCTATTGTTTCCTCGCCTTGTGCTGTTGGATATGTTAAAAATAATTTTTTAGCTGATGTATACGTTAAGTATGCACCATTTGTTTCGTCAAAAACCGAAGTGTCAAAAATCGGTAAATTTTCGCTTGGGGGTAAATATGTAGCCATTATTAATATAATATATATAATATGTTTTTAAATATTAAAATAGTTTAATATAAATATATAATAAAATAGTTTAATATAAAATTATGCAATTCTTCGGACAGAACCACATGTTGATGTAGTAACGTTACCTCCTGTAACTGAATATGCTGACATATTACTAAATAAATTTACAAATGAATCACTTGTTATAGTAAAACATACGGTATGACTATTTGAAAAATCAACATTTGCTATATTACCAAAATAGTTACCTCTCATACTTCCAGAAACTGGTGTTACGACTGTTGAATTTCCTGTTGTAACTGTTCCCGTGGATGTTGTATAAGATACTCCAATATTATATATATAATTTCCTGATGTAACACTACCTGCAAATTTTGCTAGTGAATTAATAGTTGCTATATATACACCAGCATTAAAATAATTTGGTCCACTTAATGTATTTGATGCTGGGTTAAAATCATATCCTGTTGATGTATTAGTTACAGAAATGACAGAATAATTATAATTATATGATAATGAATTTATAGCTAAAGTAGGTGGAACTGTAGGACATATAATATATGTTGAATTATCTAATACTATTGGTGCGGATGTTACTAAACCACTAGAAAATGAACAAGCCGCTAACATTGATATAGAATTATTAGTTCCTCCCATGTATATGCCACCAGAAGATAGTGTTTTATTACCGCCAATATAAATACGCCCTGTTTTTGATGCTTCATTACAAATATATAAATTATCATTAGTTAAAATTGGAGTTATAGTATTAGTTGTTGTAGTTCCCGTAATAGTCAAATTACCCGTAATATCTGTGTCACCATCAATGGATGTATCACCAAACAAAGCGATAGCACCACCTGAAATATTTGTTTGTGTATTTGTCAATGATCCTACTGACAACTGATTATTTGTTTGTTGTGTTCCTATGTTAATGTTTCCTGTTCTAGCGTTGTTAGCTATATTTAAAACACCATTATCTTGATTATTACAAAAATTACAATCTAATGATGCGTCAGAAACAATATATTCATTTGATGTTATTAAAGGTGATAATATATTTGAAAATGCTTGTATCGTAGCTGCTGTTAGTGTTCCAGATACATTAATAAATGATGCTGCTATTCCTGCACTGAATGTTTCTAATGCTGTGCATGTGTCTTCAATAGTTTTTCTTAAATATAATTTATTTGCTTCGGTTTTAGTTAACGTTTCAGAATTAGCTGATACGAAAACCGAATTGTCAAATATAGGTAAATCCTCACTTGGTGGGTTGTATGATGCCATTATTAATTAATATTGGCATCATATGTTTATATGAATAATTACTTTAGTGATTTTTAAATCATTTGTCCAAATCATGAACTTCTTCATATACTTTTAATTTAAGTCCTTTATAGACCCATTTATTTTTAAATTCTTTAGTAGTGCATTTAAATGACTTATTATATACTTCATCAAATTTAGTATATAATACACTTACTTTCAATGGTTTTAGACTGTTTTCTTTACACCATGCTTCATATAATGATTTAATTTCTGATTTTGAAAATAATTCTTCATCACATGTTTCAAATGTATCGTCAATGAAATTAGTGATATTAGATTGTTCCCTAATATATTCATTCTGTGCCTCTAACATCTCACCAGTAGGATTAAATTTTTTATTTTTATAGTATTCAATAGCACCATCTACACACCATGAAAAGAATTCATTCATATATTTTTGTTCAATAACTTTATCTACAGAATCTATTCTTAAGAATTCATTAGCCTTTTTAGGATTATCAATAAATCTAGCATTGAAAGGAACTAAACGAACACGATCTACATTAGCACGATCATTAGCATTGAAATCAGGTTTAAAATTTGTGCATAACATTAACTTACATTGTGGAATGAATGTTACAGGATCTTTATATAATCCACGTGCGGTTATAGAATCATTACCACTAATCATTTTAATAATAGCTTCATTCAACGAATCATTAGCTTCTGTTTCACTGAATGTAGCACATCTACAATCTTTTAGTTGTAATACTTCAGAACCACCTGTTTTACCAGTATTATTACTAATGAATACACATTTTGAAACTGCTTGATATTGTTCTTTCAATATTTTATTCATTAAATTTAAAATCATACTTTTACCATTAGCACCGATACCATAAAGTATGAAGTAAACCCTAGCAGAAATATCACCTGATAAACAATATCCTAAAATCTTCTGAAGGTATTTAATATTTTCTTCATTATTACACATAATATTATTTATGATCTCTAACATTTCAGGGCTTCGTTTTGTGGTATATTCTACATCACATCTATAAGTGAAATAATCATTTTTAGTAATTGGTCTAATTTGCCCTGTCATTAAATTAATCACATTACATCTACTAATTGGTAGTAGGTGATCACATGATCTATTTAATTTATTATAAAAATTATCATCTGTAATAATAACTTCATAAAATCCGTAAACGTTTTTTAGATGTTGTTGTTTAGATATTTTATTAGTCAATTTAGTAAGTAATATAATATCGTCTTTAGAAATATTTGTTGATGAAATATATAATCTTAAGGTATGATCAAAAAAGTTAGACATATCATTAATAATAGTGCCCATACTAATTTCAGACCATAACATACGACTATCTTCTGTCATGTCAAAACCATAAAGATATTTTTTAGAATATTTATGTTTACCCATTCTAAATTCCCAATAGAAATTGGCGGTTTTATGCTCGTTCTCAAGTATTGATACATATACGCCATATTCTGGGTATTCAGTAGTCATTAAAGTCTCCAAATTCATTAATATATTAAGTAAATAAACCTTTAAGTCATTTTATGAGTTTGGATTTTTCCAATTTTATATAAATATTTTTGGAGACTTTTAATGAATAAATGCGTGTAATAGTTTACGTTGTTCCTCACGTTCTTTTAGCTCTTGATTAATTTCTAATACTTTCTTCTCCGTGCGGTCAGTCTCCTCATTGACGAAGTGTTTATATCGTTCACTCTTCTCTACATACTTCTCTAACATCTCCTCTAATTTTTTATCAGGTAATACTCTAATATCCATTAGTATATATATTAATTATATCTTTAACTTATTTAATTCCAAATCTCCAATTTTAAGCCCGTTTCCCAAACTTGGCTCATGGAATCATGTTTTCTAGGGTAAGTTTATAATTTTAATATATTTTTGGAGACTTGGATCTTTTTAAAATTAAAAACACACCTTATATATATAACTTATTTTAAAAGATTTTTAATTTTTAATAGTAGATTAGATATAAAAAGTAAAAATCAATAAGAATTAATGAATAAAGAACAACAATTGAAGATGTATTCAAATATATTAATAGTTCAAAAAAAGGCTAAAAAACTGGGTTTAAATCCCGTTGAAATATCATCGCGAAAAGATAAGAAGTATATGATACATGACAATCAAGGGCATGTAAAACATTTTGGTCTGATGGGTTATCAGGATTTTACTAAGACTAAGGACGAAGACAAAAGGGCTAACTTCCGACGACGTAACCACATGTGGGCAGACGCCCCTAAATACAGCCCCGCAAACCTCAGTTATAATTTATTGTGGTAGTCTACCAATCAATGTTCTTTCGCTTAAATTTACTACAATTATTATTATCTTCTATAATTGGTATATCATAATATATACACTTATATTTTTTAGGGAAGTTATGCCTTATATATATACATTCTTTACAAGATCTATTAAATATATAATGTAAAAATAATAATATTAATTTCATTAAAAGATATAAACAATATTTCTTTATAAAGTGTAATGAAAAAAAATCTTAAAAATTTTGTGGAGGCTGGATATAAAAAAAAGTCTGACGTTAAACAAATTGATAATTATATATTAGATGAATCGTTATCAACTAAACGTGATAAGGTATATTATGACCCTACCACAGGAAAGGCTGTTCATACTATAGCAGGGACAGACAGTTTAAAGGACTGGTCTAATAATGCATTAATCCCATTAGGATTACATCAATATTCAAATAGATATAAAAATGCTGAAAGAATTCAAAAAGAAGCTAATAATAAATATGGTAAGAGTAATGTAGATTTAGTGTCTCATTCACAGTCTGGTAATATTGCTGAAAATTTAGCCAATAAAAATTTAGTAGGTGGTCAAAATACAACTTTAAATCCTGCTATTATTGGCAGTCATAATAAAGATATTAAAGTAGTTAAAAGTATATTAGACCCAGTTAGTTTATTAACTAATACTAATAAAAATGATATGTTAATTATGCCTAAATCATTAAATCCAATAACAGAACATTCAACAAATATTCTTGAAAAAACTAAAAATGTATTTGGTTTTGGTATAAAGAAAAAATCATATAATAAAACAATGAAATACAGGTCAGAGGATGAATCAGAGGCTTCAAGTAGTGAAGAAGAAGAATATGAATTAAAAGGAGGTGCTTTACATGAACAAGATATTATTGATAGAATTGCTAAATTATCACACGATATTCATGTCCACCATCAAAAACATGGTCTTAAACCATCAATATTAAAAGGATTTAAAATATTAGGCAAAGGTATTGTTCACAGTGCCGTAGTCCAACCAACCCCGCCTAAAATGTCAGGTGGATCTGTAAATAGAAATAAGAAATTTAATACATGGTTTAAAGATGTAGGACAAAAATTTTTACCATTAAATAAAAATCTATCACCAATTAAACAACAGATGACACAATCCGCAGTGGATAACATCGCATATCAAACAATGACACCAGAACAACAAATGCAATCTGGTGTTGATATGTTCGGTGATGTAATGAGTAATTTTACAGGTAAAGACACAACAACCACAGCACCAGCAGCAACCCCTGCACCTGCAGTTATGCCTCAAACTGATACATACAATCAATTATATCAACCTATTATTCCACAACCTGTTACAGAAAGTGCATATCATGGATACTATAATTCTATGCCTGAATATGATCCATATGATTTTAATAGTCAACCTAGTTCATATGCTAGATCATATCAACCAACAGGATACGGATTAAAAGGACGAGGTGCTACTGGAACAATGCTTAAAAATACCGCAGCTAATGCAACTGCAAATCTTATTAATGCTGGTTCTAATCGTGCAGCGAATGAAATGACAACACAAGGAACGGGTTTCAGATCAAGAGTAAATAAAGGCTATGCTAATCAACAAATGACAATTAAGGGTCAAGGTGCTACTGGCACAATGCTTAAAAAGGCAGCTGCCGCCGCTGTTGTAAGACTTCTAAACAGTGGAACAGAACGTGCATCACATGAAATGGCAACACGTGGGAGGAAAGGAAGAGGTGTATTAGGATTATCAAAAAGTGATATGGGTGTTCCATCATCAAAAGCACAAGGTTCTGGTATGCGTGGTTGTGGTGCTACTGGAACAATGCTTAAAAATACCGCAGCTAATGCAACAGCAAATCTTATTAATGCTGGTTCTAATCGTGCAGCGAATGAAATGACAACCCAAGGCACAGGAATTAAACGACGTGGAAGACCTAAAGGAAGTGGACGCAGTGAAGTAGTTGACGAACTCACACGAAGAAATCAAGGTAAAACACGTGAAGATTTCGCAAATGAATTATATGCTGCAGATAGAAAAGTAAATGGTCGTGGTGCTACTGGAACAATGCTTAAAAATACTGCTGCTAATGCTACGGCAAATCTTATTAATGCTGGGTCTAATCGTGCAGCTGGTGAGATGACAACCCAAGGAACGGGAATCCGAAAGGGAAGATTTAAGAAAGGATCACAAGAAGCCCGTGACCATATGGCAAGAATTAGGGCAATGAAAAAATAAATTATTAATTAAAAACATATTACATATATATAATATTATGAAATGTTATATATATAAAATACAAGATAATAATAATCCTGAACAATTTTATATCGGATCTACTTTAAATTTATCACGACGTAAAAGTCACCATAAAAAGAATGTTAAAAATAAAGTAGGTAAACTATATTGGTGTAAAATATACCAATATATACGTGATAATGGAGGATGGGATAACTTTACTTTTAATAAAATTGATGAAATAGAAATTACTTGTTTATCTGAAGGAACTAGTTTTGAACAAAGTATAATTGATAATTTAAAACCTCCATTAAACTCTATAAAAGCGTCAAAAAAACTATATAAGGAAATATCAATATAGTATATATAATGGAAAGTGTTAATGAACCAGTAGTAATTCAAAATTCTGATTTTATGTATAAAACAGAAAATAATTGGGTTAATGATACAACAGTCAGAGAAAAAACAGAATTTGAAATAAATATGTTAAAAGATACTAAAACACCTGAAGAACTTCTTGAAGAAGAACGTAAAGAAGTAGAAGTGAAATACGTAGAAGAAGATAATAAAGAAAAATTAAAATCTTTACTAACTATATTTAAAGTTATAACAGCTAATCGTTTAGGTTATCATCCTTTAATTAATCTCTCAACATTACAACCTGATCAGGCTGTAAGATTTAAGAATAATATTGAATCATTAGTTGAAGATTTTAACAATGGAATGGAGAAAGAAATAACAGAAGAATTTAATAGAATCTGTAATGAAAAATTATTCCATGTTGGTGCTGATGTGTCATCATATGCAGTTTATAAATAATGTATAAAAAATACCATTTAAATATTAAAATTTTTAATTTTTTAATGTTAAAACCATTTAACATTTAAACACATATTATTATTAATAAATAATAATATGTCAGGTCAACCTTATAAATATGCTAAAGATGTCGAAAATTTCCGTAATGAATACATGGAATCATTAGGCTTACGTGCTAATTTAGATAATATGAATTTACAAGCTAATAAAACGTATAAAGAAACAGGGGCTTTACCTCCTCAATCGTCAATGAAAGACAACAGAACAACAGCCGAAATACTAGCTGATACAGAAAGATTAAAATTAAATATTATTGGTGAGTTCAAAGGACTAGCTACACCTAATATGATTATGATGTTGATACAACGTGTTCAAAGTTCCCCATATAATGGAGATGGATCATTTTTCACATGGTTAGCCCAAAATACCCCTGAACTTGTAACACAATTAAAAAAGAAATATAAATATGGTATTGAAGGAGATGCTAATGATGTAGAACAGATGTATTTATTTTTACAAACAACATATGCAAGATCTAAAGATTTAAATCAATCGGTTAAAAGTGCATTTGATAGACCAACACATAATGATAGTGTTTCCATGGGTGATTTTGGTAAACTTAAAAAATATTATGATGATATTTTATTCAGGCTATTATCAGCTCCAGAATATACAAGATTAAAAAGTCAAATAAGGAATAAAATGGATTTGATAGACTCTATATTTTCACCAGTTCCACCTACTAACGTTAGTAAATATGATAAAGTAAAAGAAATATTTACTTCAACAAGTAGTGGACGATCATATAACCAACAAATTCAAATTAACTTACTTGGGTATAATGACGTTATTGAATATACTGATAAATTACCCTCTGTATCATCACTTAAAACATTATTAGAACAATTAGAAAAAACTATTAAAAATAATAATCATGATTTATCATTAAAAATTTTATCAAATATTGATTCTGTTTTACCTTCTATGACTGAAACACAAAGAGTAGATGATATTATTATTAATATTATTAATACAAATGGTCAAACAGCACAAACCCCTCCTAACATACCCCCAAATATTACAAATCCACAATTGAACCCTGTATCTGGAACACCAAATACACCTCCAACAGTTGCACAACCTGCACCAGTAACAAACCAACAACAAGCAAGACAAAATATTATCATGAAAAGATATTTAACGAGAGTAGCAACATTTTTAAACGATGTAAAAAACACACCACAATTAGTTCAATTATATACGAGAACATCCTCTAATACTGCCCCTACACAATCAACACAAAATGAATTATATCAATACTGTTACAGTGAATTAGTAAATTTAGAACAGGTTTTTGATGGTTCTCTTCCTGCTTGGAGAAATACAATTAATTATAATTTATTAGATATGATCAGTGCTTTAGAAATTGCAACAGGAGGATTTAATTTAAATCTTGTTATGGGTAATACATTTGATTATGATAATTTAGCATCAGCAGTTCGTCAGATTTCAACAAATTCGGGAACTATGGTAGGGGCTGGCATCGGTAGAGTTGGACGTCCTAAAGGGTCTGGAATTGTTAAACCATTATCTGAAAGAATTGATAGAACTAAAGGTATCAAACAAGGTCATACACATGTTCCATTTGGTAAATATTTATTAAATAGGAATAGATTAGATGAAAATATAGTCTCTTTTAAACATGATAAAGGATATGGTGTTAAAGGCTACCCAGCTAAAAGAGTATCTAAAAATTTATCTAATATTTTAAAGACCATCGTAGGTGGTGGTGTTCCACAATTTGACGACTTAAATAGTTTAACTAATGAAGAAAAGACTTACTTACATGCAGTATCAAAAAAGTCAGGAATTACTGATAAAATTAGCGTTCCTACACCATCTAAAGATTCAATGGATCAAGATATTCATTCATTTAATGTGATGAAAGGCGAAATACTCGCGGGTAATGACTCATCCATGCTCATTAAAAAATTTAAATTACTATTATTAAAATTATCTAAGAATGGAACACTACCTAAAAAAGAAGCTTCTGAAATTATGGAGGATTTAATTCAGTTAGGTTATTAATATATTATTCCAATATTCCAATTTTAACTCTATTTTTAAAACTTAGTATAATAAAAATAAAATATATAGATAAGTTTGTAAAAATCAATTATTTTTGGAATATTGGAATTCTATAAAACATTATAAAGATAAAATACAATTATCATTATAATGTCAACGGCAGGAATATACAACAATTGGCTTAGTGCTCAAACACAACACCCATATGAATACAAAAGGTCAGAAAGTGAAAAGACACCATTTTATTTTGGAGGGTCACAAGTCCCTGTAAACTTAGGATTAGAACATAATAAACCGATGAGATCGGCGTATAAATCAGTATTTGAAGAAATTAATGAAATACCGATGGTTGGTCATGGTTTAGGTGTAGGTATTAAAACAACAAATAAAAAAAATAATAATATTAGAATACCCAAATATATGTTCCGTAAATAATAATAAATTAATATTTAAAAACATACTATGTTATAAATAATAATGTTCGTAATAGTGATGAATTCAACAAATATCGTTAATGACGGTAACAACAATAAATTAATCTATAAATTTCCAAATTCAGTAGTGTTTAAAGATAAATATATAGCTGTAAGTAGTATTAGTATGTATTACTCATGGTTTAATATTACTTCATTATATGGAAATAATACATTTTCATATACATGGACTAGCGGGGTATCAACAACAACATTTGATATTTTTATTCCTGATGGGTTGTGGGATATAGCTTCAATTAATAATTATATTCAATACGAATGTATTAGTAATGGCACATACTGGACAATTTCAGGAACTAATTATTACCCATTTGAATTAATTGTTAATGCTAATAGATACGCAATTCAATTAAATACATATTATATTCCTACATTAGCAACAGCACCATCAGGAATTACTCTACCATCTAATTGGGCTGGATATCCTACAACATCTTACAATCCTATTGTAACTTTCCCAAGTAATTTTAATAATATTGTAGGTTATACAGCTGGTTTTACAAGTAATAATAATATTGGGGGAACTGTTACATTCGGGACAGCATCAGCAAGTAATAATTATGCTTCTAAAGATTCAACAACCAATACTATTTCATATTTATCTAATACTGCTCCACAAGTTCAACCATATAGTAGTATTTTATTTTCTTTATCAAATATTAATAATCCATATACACAACCATCAAGTATTATATACAGTTTAAACAGTAATGTAGGGGTAGGAGAATTAATATCTGAAAAACCACCTAATTTTATGTGGAATAGAATGATTGACGGAACATATAATGAATTAAGATTAACATTTTTAGGTCCTGATCTAACACCATTGATTATTAATGATCCAAATATGACAATTTTATTAACTGTCAGAGATAAAGATGAAGGGGGTATTGCTACAAAATAGACATAAAGACATATTTCATTATATATATAATGGACGAAACAAAGATTAATTCAATTATTAATGATATTCAAAATGAAAGAACTAAGTTATTTAATGATTTAAAAAATGATACAGAATTAAATCATACTAAATTTACAGAACAGAAACTAACTTCTTTAGATAATATGTTAAAATCTACATTTAAATTACGTAATATTATCATCAAAGAAAAATTATCTTTTCATATGTAAATATAATTAAAGATTAAAATTCTTTTATATACTAATGGTTTATAACTCAGTTACTAAAATACAATTACCGCATCATAATGCGTCTAACCTTCATGCATTATCTGCATACCATAAAAATATGAACTTCATTAAAGGTCAAGGTATGGGTTCAGTATTATTAAGAACAGGAGGTCCTGGTGCTGCTTCATCATACATGGATATGGATGATTATATTTCTACTACAGGAATTAATCCTTATACCCGTGCAGGTGTTACCCAAACAAGGGGTTCAGGGATTCCCAAGGGCTTAAGTGCTAAATTATCTAATTTAAACATTGCTCCGCCTTCAGGAATGCAACGTAAAAACATTGTAATGAATATGTAATTTCTTTTTTTTATCAATCTTTAAAAAATACTTAAAGATTAATAAACATAATACTATTAATGTGTGATAAACTAGTATTTGATCTATCCCAAGAAATTGAAGGGAGTCCAAACGTCTTCGTAAGGAAAGACTGGATAAACATTTTAGACAACCAAAATCAAAATTATAGCAACAATCAAAGTATCATTGATACTTCTCAACTTTCAAACAGTAACAAATATATGTCGTATCGTGAAGCCTACCTAGCCATCCCGATGATGTTAACTATGGGAACACCACTCGGAACAACTTATGCAGGGTTTGCAACGGGAACAGGCACTTTACCAGCAAGCACAACTACATTTAATGATTTCGCAAGCACAACAGCAGGTTCTATCAATGGTGACTACGTCATGGGCTTAAAAAGTTGGTTTGGAACAATCATTCATTCTATGACGTTGGATTACAACGGAACAACTATTTGCCAACAGACCCCTTATTCTAACATGTGGAACAGCTTTAAATTAATGACATCTTTATCTTATCAAGATTTAATTTCACAAGGTGACCAAATAGGGTTCTATCCTGATGAATCTACAAGTTTTAGTTATTATCCAACTGTTTCAGGTGCTGGGACTGCTGTTGATGCTGCCCCTGTAATTAATGCTGACTACCTTATTAATGGTGGATGCTGTAACAACTCAAATTTCTTAGCTAATACCGTTGTATCAGGCTATAACAACTCATTTCAATCTGGTCAAGGTAACTTAGGATTTTTAACAAGACAACAAACTATTAATTTTAATGGTGCTGGTCTTGTTGGTCCTTCCACTAGTTCAACCTTCGCTACTGCATATGCTGCAGGTCTTACATCAGCAACATATACTAGTCTTTTACAAGGTAATGCACTTAATACCTTATGGAAAAATTACGTAATGACAAATAAAGTCACTGGCGTGCTTACTACTACCGCCGCTAATGCTACAACTGTAACTACTGCACCAATTTTACAAATTAATATTGTAGGTATGATTAAACTCAAACATTTACATAGTTTCTTTAATATGTGTCCTTTACTAAAAGGTGTATTTATGAAATTAACACTAAATTTAAATAATGCATCTACTACAATTATGAATACATGGACTAGAAACGGTGCAGGAGCTTTAACAACTGCTTCATATTCTGGTATGTGGTTACAATCTGTATCAAACTCTGTAGGAGGTGTAAATCCTTTAATGATTGCATCACCTGCAACCTCTAACGGTGCTGTTGGTCTTTCAACAATTACTTCTACAACTCTTGGAACTGCTGGTGGAACTTTACGTATTTCTACTATTGCGAATGTGTCCGTTGGTGCTAGATGCTTAGATTCTGCATTAGCTGGTATTGCTGGTTACACTGCTGGAAGTCTTGCACAATCAATTTATTTATATGTTCCAGCATATACATTTAATCCAACTTTTGAACAAGCTTATTTATCTACTCCAGTAAAACAAATTAATTATACTGACATCTACCAATACCAAATCCAAAATGTCGCATCTAATGGGGTGATAAATAATTTAGTAACAAATGGTATTGCAAATATTAAGAGTATCCTCGTTCTTCCGTTCTATAGTCCTCTTACTGGTGCAGGTTCTACTGCGACCCTTAAAACTGGAAGCACAATTACGTATAATTCTAATACCAATTTACCAAATGGTATACCAGTTTATCAAAGTCCTTTTGATCCTGCAGGAACTGGTCCAACTTCACCATTAACACATATAACAAATTTCAACGTGCAAATTTCTGGGCAGAATGCCATATATAACCTACAGAAATATGTTTGGGAAGAATTTAACAACCAACTTTATGGTCAGAATGCTGTCAACGGTGGTCTCACTGATGGTTTAACTTCTGGTTTAGTTGGTCGTCAAGATTTTGATATGGAATATTGTTATTACTATGTTAACGTTGAACGCATGTTACCAGTTGAACAAAGTGTGCCAAAATCTGTTCAAATTATTGGCACTAACATGTCATCAAAAGCATGTGATTATTGGGTGTTTGTTGAATACGGTGTTTCTGTGCCGATTGATGTATTAACTGGTGCAAGGGTATAAACTACTTAAAAAGAAACTATTATATATATAATATATATATCGTTTCAAGTTTAAATACTAAGAAAAAATAAATAATATTAATTAATATTTAGATAATATTAATTAATAATGAGATCATGATAAATCATTTAAAAAGATAATGAATTTAATATTAATGCATACTATTCAGATTGACGCAAGTCCACATCAAATAAGAAAACTTAGAAAAGGTCATCGTGTAAGAGTAAAGAAGGGTGAAGGGTTTGAACTATTAGTTCATCCACAAACTTATAATATCGTGTCACGTGCTTTTAATAAAAATAAAGGTTCAGAAATTCAATTATCACCTGAAGAGATTGAAATGAATGCAGGAATTACAAAAGCTATCAGTCCAGAAGCACATAAAGCACGTGGAGCGGTTTCACGTGATGTTGTTCAACCAACTACAGCACCAATTTCTGGTGGTAGTATTAATGCTGGTCATCAATTACAAGAAGCATTAAATAGCATGTTAGGGAGTAACTACGGATATCTTAAACGTGCTGGATTAGATAACGTTCTAAATTCTCATTTAAGTGCTGGAATGGCTAAACATGGGATTGATGGACGATTTAAATTATCACCTCAACAAGCATCATTGACCTTAACAGGTCCACATTCTCGTATGACTGGTGGTATGATTGAAAAATCATCTGTTGGATTAAAAGGTAGTATGATGTCAGTATATACACCTCCCGCATTAGTATCACAACCATTCAGTGCAAATTTCCAATTCCAACATTTCCTACCTCCACAATATCAACACTTTAATTCTGGTGGTCATGATGTTATGGGTGGTAATGGATTATATGTTTAAATTAATATAAAGGAAAGATTATATATATTATTAATAAATGTCACTAACAGATACACAAATAACGAACCTATGCAAAAGGATGAATATTCCTTTAGCTGAAATAGTATTCAAGGATGAATTACATGCACCATTAGAATATAATAAAGCTTACTTTGTAAATTTAGAAGATAGTCATGATGAAGACGGTAAAGAGAACGATGGAACACATTGGACATATTTACAACTTGTAAAATATCCAAATGGTAATATAGCTAAAATCTTTTTTGATCCTTATGGAGCACCACCAAGCGAAAATATTAAAAAGGCTGTTAAAGAGACAACTAAGACAGAAGGCTTACCATATACTGAACGAGATGTTCAAAGTTTATTGAATAATGCTTGCGGGTGGTATTGTTTAGCTTTAGGGCACTTTATTAATGCATCTAAATATAGAACTGGTGATCTATATTATGATGTAAATGATTTTATTAGTTTATTTGATGATCTTAACACATCTTGTGATTTTAAAAAAAATGAATATATATTAAAACATTTTTTTAGGTCAGAAGATCCAACACTAAGAAAAGAAATTGATGTCATAACAAGTCAGGATGAAAAAGGCGGTATTGACATGATGAAAATTCCTGTTGGTGTTAAAATGATGAATGAATAGATATAAAGACATAATTTTATTATATATATAATGATTGAAGAGGTTAAACAAGATATTAAGTATAGTTCATATACTCAAGCCCAGAAAAAGGCATCACAAATATATAGACAAAAGAACAAAGATAAGATTAATGAACAACGAAAGAAATATTATCAAGCTAAGAAGGAAAGTGATCCAAAATTTTTAGAATATAAAAGGATTAAGGCTAAAGAATATTATGAAAAAAAGAAACTAGATAAAGTAGTAAAACCTGAAGTCATTCCAGAAGAACCTAAAGTTGAAGCACTTGAGAAGGTTGAAGAAGAGAAACCTGTTGAACCAATGCCCGAATTACTGAAAGAAGCAGTGACAACACCATTACCTGACGAACCTAAAAAGAAGTCAAAGAAGTCAAAGAAATAAATTAAATTAATAGTATCATTAATATGATACGCTGTATGAGTGCCCGAGCGGTCTAAGGGGCTGGTCTTAAGATCCAGTGTTAATTCATCGTGGGTTCAAATCCCACCTCATACAATGGGATAGTATAATTAGGGTAACGCCCATTTTCTTTCAGAAACAAGCGTGTTTGGTTCAATTCCAACATATCCCATCATATATTGTTTATGGGACGATAATATATGTAGTCATTATTTTATAATGATGACTAAATATAAATTACATTTTATCTTCCTCAAACTCTCCATAATATGGCGGTCCGTCTAGCTTCTCCATCTCACGGGCAATCTTTTTTTCTATGAATGGTGTCTGCCATCCTGTGCCCTTGAATGGTAATGACAATGCTATAGCCTCCAAAGTATTATTAATATTTTTAATACTAGTAGTGTGCATATCTTTAACATTGATATAATCTAAATGAGTTGATAGAATTAAATTTACATCTCTTTCAACTGTTTTAACTTTACGATGCAAAACCATGCAAAAATATGATAAGCCAACAACCCCAAAAACAATAGACGATGTAAGGAACGCTTCATTTGTATACTTCATTATAATATATATATAATATATATATAATATACCTTTAAATAATTAAATAATATATCCATACGAATACATTATATAATTAAAAATACTAAAGAATACACTTTTTCGTATACAGATATCAGGAAATTAGGGTAAAGATCGTTAAAAATGGGGCGAAATTAATCAAAAGTTAAGATTAACATGTAAATTATGATGCGAATTATTAAAATACATATTAATTAAAACGTTTTAATTAATATTAATATATAAATTACTGATGATAATTCATATATTAAGCTTAATATTTAGATAATCGCCCCATTTAATTGGTGTATATCTTAGTCATTGTGAAGTTCTTACAGTGAATCATATATAAAAACTGAATCATACCCTTGAAAGTATTACAACGTAATGTCGTCGTGATATTATTGTATTCAGGTGTATAGTTTTCCCGTCTGTTCAGATAGCAACCTCTCCGCCAGTCACTAATTGTTTGTTCATCATCGTATTGTTCCTCAATCTCATATTCTAATATTAATGGTAGATATATATTCTTCATTTAATATATATACTAAAGATATCTTTATATTAATATTATTCCAAAAATCCAATTCCATTTTTATATTATATAAGTTATTATATAATATAAAATTAATTATACTAAGTTTTAAAAATAGAGTTAAAATTGGAATATTATTAAACAGGTGCTTCTTCAACTTTTGATTCTTCAACAATTACAACAGGTTCAATAACTGGTTCTTCAACCTTTACTTCTTCAACAATTACAACAGGTTCAATAACTGGTTCTTCAACCTTTACTTCTTCAACAATCACAACAGGTTCAATAACTGGTTCAATAACTGGTTCAATAACTGGTTCAATAACTGGTTCAATAACTGGTTCAATAACTGGTTCAATAACTGGTTCAATAACTGGTTCAATAACTGGTTCAATAACTGGTTCAATAACTGGTTCAA